ATCTATAACGCTGTGGATGAGAAAGCCAACTGGAATGGTGAATGGCACTTGGTGGCATCCATCCCCGAATCCCTTTATTACAAGATGAAGGCCGAGGGCAAGATCGATGACCAGGAGTACATGAAAAAATGGCTCAACGACTCTGACAATCAATTCTTTAGAACTAGGCCTGGGAAAGTATGAACTACATTGCTGTTTGCACCCCTGCCCGTGATCAGGTCCACACCAATTACACCTATTGCATGGTGAATATGGTGGCTTATCACACGCTCAACACCACAGACGCTATCAGTCTGAAATTGATGCAAGGCACAATTATCCAAAACCAAAGGGCTGACCTTTGCTTGGATGCAATGGCTGAAGGATGCACCCATATCCTTTTCATTGACTCGGACATGACATTCCCCCAGGACATGGTCCAGCGGCTACTTAAGCACGACAAAGAGATTGTGGCTGCCAACTGTGCCAGACGCAGAATGCCCACCGGCCCAACTGCCCAGAATTATGACGCTGATGGCAAGCGCCAGTCGGTCTACACAATGCCAGAATCCACCGGATTGGAAGAGGTGGGAAGCATTGGAACGGGCATAATGCTGATCAAGCGCGAGGTGTTTGAGGGCATGAGCGAGCCGTGGTTTGATATGCCGTGGCAGACTACTAGGGGCTACATGGGAGAAGATGTGTTTTTTTGTAAGAAAGCGCAAGAGCTTGGTTACAAAGTCTACATCGACCATGATGTCTCAAAGGAAATTGGCCACATTGGCACATTTGAATTTCGCCATGAACACACCTGGATTGTGAAAGAGGAAATGGAAAAAGAGGCCCAATAATGGCACTGACAACCTATACAGAACTGAAGACATCCATTGGTGACTGGCTTAATCGGTCGGACCTGACGACAGCCATTCCTGACTTTATCTCTTTGGCCGAAGCACAAATCGAAAGAACACTGCGCACCAGGCAGATGATCGTCAGGGCCAATGCGTCTTTTGACGCGCAGTATGGCGCAGTGCCAAGCGACTTTCTTGAGACCAAATCCCTCAAGCTCACAAGCACAAACCCACAGACCCCATTGCAGTTTTTGAGCATTGATGCCTTGGACAATGAGGCGGCCAATTACACGGCCAGTGGCAAACCCAAATTCTTTGGTGTTGTTGGTGGCCAATTCCGAATTGTCCCAACACCCGATGCAAATTACACAACCGAGCTGACCTATTACGCAAAGTTGACAAAGTTATCAAGCAGTGTGGCCAACAATTGGCTTTTGACATCAAGCCCAGATATTTATCTGTATGGATCATTGCTCCAGGCTGCACCATACTTGCAAGATGATGCGAGAATCCAGACATGGGCAACGCTGTATGAGCGAGCCTTAAATGATTTACAAACTGCCGATGATCGCGGTGCATCTTCTGGTGGTGCATTGCTGACCCGTGCAAAGACTTTTGGATAAGGACTAGACCATGTCATCTTTTACCGACTACACCGAAAACCTAGTTTTAAATTGGGTTTTCACTACAAATTCGGCCACGCGCCCCACTGCCTGGTATGTTGGCCTTTTCACGGCAGCACCCAGTGACACGGGTGGCGGCACTGAGGTGACTGGCAATGCTTATGCGCGAGTGGTGACTGGAACGATCTCCGGCTCTGGCACGGCCACCACATTCACCAATGCAGCGGCCATCGAGTTTGCAGCTGCCTCTGGTGGCAACTGGGGATCAGTCGGCTGGGCTGGCATTTTTGATGCAAGCACTTCTGGCAACCTTTTGGCCTGGGCGCCATTGACCACAGCGCGCACCATCAATGATGGTGATGTTTTGCGCATTCCGGCTGCATCTTTGAGCATCACTTTGGCCTGATATGGCAGCCTATGGATCGGGGAATTTTGGTGTTGGCCAATACTCTGATCCGAGGGTAGGCTATGGCTACGGCTCTTATGGCAAGGGCAATTACTCCAGAGGCACATTTGAGCCTCAAATAATTATTTCAGACACCAGCACCATGGCGGTGGCTGGTGTTACTGTTTCCAATACCCAATTTGAGATTTTTGACCAGTCCACCATGGCGGTGGCTGCGACCAGGTATGTCTCTGCTGCCATAGCAATCACATCCACCAGCACAATGACTGTGCAGGCCAATGAGGTCTTTGATGGTGCAATGGTCATTACTGGCACAAGCACCATGGCCGTGGCGGCCAATAGGGTGACAACTGCTGCTGCCACAATCAGCGACACAAGCGCCATGGCCGTGGCTGGGGTGCGTTATGCGGTGGGCGCAGCCGCTATCAGCGACACAAGCACCATGGCGGTTGGTGGCCTCAGATACGCCATTGGCCAGGCTTTGATTGTTGACACATCGACACTGACAGTCTCAACCAGCATCATTGGAAATTCTGGCTTTGCCATGACTGGCACAAGCACTTTAGTGGTAAATGCACAGCGCAGGCAGCCTGGTGCAATTGCATTCATAGAAACATCATCCATGGCGGTCAATGCAAGACTAAAATGGCAAGCAGAAAGTGACACGGCAGAAAGTTGGTCTGGGATATCTGATAATTCAGAGACCTGGACACCAATCTCTGACCAGTCAGAAACATGGACTGCAATTAGTGATTCAAGTGAAACTTGGACTCCAATTGCTGATAATAGTGAATCTTGGCAAATTGCCGCATGAGGTGAAAAATGGCTGATACAACCACCACGAATCTATTGCTGACCAAACCCGAAGTTGGTGCGTCTACCGACAGCTGGGGAACGAAGATCAATTCAGATCTGGACAGCATTGACGCATTGTTTGATGCTGGCCCAGTGCTAAAGGTAAGCAAAGGTGGAACTGGCATTTCATCTTTTGGCACTGGCGTGGCTACATGGCTTGGCACTCCATCCAGTGCAAACCTGGCAGCTGCCGTGACGGGTGAGACAGGCACTGGTGCTTTGGTGTTTGGTACTGCTCCCGCATTAAGCAATCCAACTGTTACGGCTTATACCGAAACTGTCTATGCGTTATCTGGGACTGCTATTGACCCTGCAAACGGCACAATTCAGACCAAAACACTTGGTTCAAACACTACGTTTACTGAGTCATTAGCTGATGGTCAGTCAGTTGTTTTGATGGTTAATCCAGTTACATACACAGTTACTTGGCCTACGATGACATGGATTAGCGTGGCTGGCACTGGAACTTCACCAACACTTGAAGCATCATCAACAAACGTGGTGGTGATCTGGCAAGTTGGTGGAACAGTTTATGGAAATTGGGCAGGGAGCGCTTAATGTTTTTGGCTAAAAAACTGAACAATGGGGCTGGTACTCCTGTTGTTCCAGCAGACGATCAATTCAACTACGTCACTATGCTATTGCATGGTGATGGGACTAATGGCGCACAGAACAATACATTTGTAGACAGCAGTACAAACAACTCCACCATTACCCGTAACGGCAATACAACCCAAGGCTCTTTCTCGCCTTATGGGTCTAATTGGTCTAATTATTTTAATGGCTCAAGTACTTTAAGTCTTGCAGATAACGCAGTGTTTACGCTTCCAGCAGATTTCACTATTGAGTTCTGGTTTTTTCAAACAGGCGCATTTCAAGACAGGCTAATTATTGATAAGTGGACTGAATATTATGTTTATACACGAGCAAATGGCGTAATAGGCCTTGCATGGGGGCCATACAACGCTAGTGGGATGTTTGGCGTTGGTGGAATAGTTCAAAGTGGAAGTAATGGGTTTGCATTAAATACTTGGACTCATGTGGCGGCTGTTAGAAATTCAAATACATTTACTTTATATATAAATGGTGTTTCTGTTTCCACTGCAACCAATAGTGCTACTGTAACAGATACTAGTGCAGGAATTACTATTGGAGACTATGGTGGTGGTGGTGGATATGCGTTTGAAGGATATGTATCAAATGCACGAATTGTCAAAGGTACTGCTGTTTACACGGCAAACTTTACACCAAGCACAACGCCTTTAACGGCAATATCAGGCACAAGCCTTTTGACTTGCCAATCAAACAGATTTATTGACAACAGTACAAACGCATTTGCAATTACACCAAACGGAACAATGAGCGTTCAACGCTTCAACCCATTTGGTACTTCTACCGCCTACTCCACAAGCGTGATTGGTGGGTCAGGGTACTTTGATGGTACGGGGGATTATTTGTCTGTGCCAAATCCGCAAAGTTTTGCCCCCGGCACTGGTGATTGGACTGTTGAATGTTGGCTATACCCTATTTCAGGTAATTGGGCAATTATTGCTGGTTCAAATTTTTACATTAACAATAATAGCGGCACTGTTTATGTTGGCGATGCGTCAGTAGACATCATTACTGCCTCAATTCCCACAACAAATACTTGGACGCATATTGCGACAACAAAGTCGGGTTCGACTGTAAGACTTTTTTATAACGGAACACAAGTAGGGTCTTCTACAACAGCAATGTCAACATCCACTACAACTTCAATGGTTGTTGGTGGTAGGCCATCATCATCAATTTCAACTAACGGCTATATGGGCGGGTTCCGAATGGTGGTTGGCACGGCGGTATACACGTCTACATTTACTCCGCCATCATCACCGCCAACGGCAATTACAAACACCAGTTTGCTTCTCAACTACACTAATGGCGCAATCTTTGACAACGCCATGATGAACGACTTAGAAACTGTGGGTAACGCACAGATTTCTACAAGCGTTAAGAAGTATGGAACAGGGTCTTTAGCGTTTGATGGTACTGGTGATTATTTGTATGAACCATCAGTTCCAACTTCAACCCTATCTGGTGACTTTACCCTAGAGGCTTGGGTTTATGCCTCCTCTGGTATTGGGCAACCAATTATTAACATTGGTGACTATATTGGTGCTACTGGCCTTTTGTTCTTTATAAACAGTAGCAATGCTTTGGGTTTATACACTAATAATTCTGTGATTATGTCAGGTGGAACTATCTCCGCTAACACATGGACTCATGTTGCGGCAGTTCGTAGTGGCACAGGGTCTGGAAATGTAAAACTGTATATAAATGGAACAAGTGTGGGAACACCAGCTACAAACACATCTAGTTTTTCAGGTAGATTGCAAGTTGGCGCAGATTTTTATAATTCCACAGTAAGCAACTTTTTTAATGGCTACATAGATGACCTACGCATCACTAATGGCTATGCTCGATACACAGCAAACTTCACCGCACCAACTGCGGCTTTCTCAGACACAGGCCCATATTAAGGAACATCATGCAAATTGCAATCTTAACTAGCCCCATAACAGTAGGCGATTATCGTGAACTGTTTAGCAATACATCATTTAACGCCAATGGCCCAAGTGATGAATTCTTAACTGCCAACAATGCCAAGAAGGTCAATGCCTTTAAAGCACATGACAGACTGACTCAGAAGTTGGTTTCATGCTCTGCCTATGACGATGGTGAATTTGTTTCTGTTGTTCAAGTAGCAGACCTGAGTGCTGAAGAAATCCAAGCAGCCAAGGACAGCGCAATGTCTCAACTGAGAGCCACACGCAATGCTTTATTGCTTGCTTGTGATTGGACTCAGATTGCTGATTGCACCATTCCTAAAAAGACTGAGTGGGCAACATATCGCCAGACCTTGCGTGATTTCCCTGGGACTATTTCTGACGCACGAGCCACCATTACTTGGCCAAACAATCCTGACTGGGTTGAAATGCCATGACAAAAGAAGTCACCCACGAACAAATCTACGAACGACTGATTGCAGTTGAAACTAAAGTAGATTCCATAGAAAAGAACACAAGTGGTCTTGTGGAGGCTATTGATGCCATGCAAGGGGCTGTTAAGGTTTTAGGATGGATTGCCTCTGCTGCCAAGCCTATTCTGTGGGTGGGTGCGCTAATCATGGCTGCTGGTGCAGTCTGGCAGACTTGGATTAAAAAATGAGAGACTGGGCCGTGGCATTTATTGCTGCGGCTCTTTTGAGCGCCACCATTGTCTGGTGCTTTTTTGTCATCATTTCGTTTTGGCCATGATCTATGCTCTGGTCCTATTAGCAGCTGCCGAATATAGATGCACCAGGTGGACATGGACCGGTGATGTCTACAATCGGAAAGTTGTTTGTCTCAAATGGGAGAAGAGGAAATGATTGATCCGATGACGGCCCTGGCGGGGATACAAAGCGCCATCAGCATGGTCAAGAAGGCCAGCAAGGTGGCCAATGATTTAGGCTCACTTGCCCCAATGATTGGCAAGATGTTTGATGCCAAGTCTGTGGCCACTAAGGCCATGCTGCAAGCCAAGCAGTCCGGCAAAAACTCAAACATGGGAACGGCCTTGCAGATCGAGATGGCACTGGAACAAGCCAGAGCATTCGAGGAAGAGCTAAAAATGCTTTTCATGCAGACTGGCAAGATCGATGTCTGGAACAAGATCAAAGCCCGTCAAGCAGAGATGGACTTGGCAGATGCCAAAGAGATAAGTGCATTAAAGAAGGCAGAGAAAGCAGCCAAAGAGAAAGAGCAAGAACAACTAGAGATTGGCTTGGCAATAGGTGCAGTTTTCTTTGTTTTATTTTTAGTCTTTGTTGGCATTTATGAATTGATGGAGTTCTGCCAAACAACAAGAAGGTGTGGTCGGTGAATGAGTATCAGAAAACCTTTGATATGTGCCTCAAGATATTCGTTTATGGATGCGTGGCACTTTATTTCTTGGGTTTTCTGAAATTCTTACCTGACGATTTGTCAGACAAAATTGTTAATCTCTTACTTGGAAAGATTGGACTGTAATGCTATCTCTATTTTCTACACTTGGTGGTTTGCTAATTTCTGGCTTACCAAAACTACTAGACTTTTTCCAAAACAAAGATGACCAAAAGCATGAGTTAGCTTTGGCTCGTGTTCAAGTAGAACTTCAACTACAGATGATGGCTCAAGGGTTTAAGGCTCAAGAGCGCATGGAGGAGATTCGCACAGACCAGATTGCCATGCAGACAGATGCCCAGATGACAGAGGCGGCTCTCAAGCATGATGAGAAAATCATGGAAAGAGCAAGCACTTGGGTAGTGAACTTTGTGGGGACTGTAAGACCTATCGTGACTTACATCTTTATCTTTGAGTTATGTGCAATTAACGCATGGATTGCCTACTACGTTTACAGCAGACCTAGTTTGGTCAACAACATGGATGACTTGATTCGGGTTACTGACGTTATTTTCTCTAGCGATGAAATGGCAATGCTTGGAGGAATTATCGGGTTTTGGTTTGGCTCACGTTCATGGGCTAAGAAATGAAAATCAGCGAAAAAGGCGAACATCTGATGCACTTCTTTGAAGGCTACAGAAACAAGCCTTATCGGTGTTCTGCTGCCATTTGGACTGTCGGGTGGGGTCACGCTATGTATGCAGACCAATTAGCCTTGCCAAACGTGCGTAAAGAGGGTTACACAGGGCTTATCAGGTCTGACTATCAACTAAAAGGGGAAGACAATCGTGTCTGGTCTAAAGATGAACTGGTCAATCTGTTCAAGGTTGACATCAATACTTTTGAACGTGGTGTTCTTCGACTTTCTCCTACTCTTGCTAGTCATCAAAGCAAATTCGACGCTGTTGTCTCTTTTGCGTACAACGCAGGGTTAGGTAACTACCAAAGGTCTACCATTCGCATGAAGGTCAATCGTGGTGATTGGGATGGGGCTGCCGAGGCTTTTATGTCATGGACTAAAGCGGGTGGCAAAGAGGTTTCAGGGCTTGTCAAAAGACGCAAAGCAGAAATAGCCTTGTTCTTATCTTAAATTAAATTGTCATAAATACTGTATAAGGTGTTGAAATGCCTAACATTCCTACACCACAAGATGCTGCGCTATTTGCACAAAGTGTAAAGAAGTGGCAGAAAATCCTTAACCTTGGCGACTGGCGCATTGAGAAGGGATTGAAGCCTGCAAAGAATGCCATGGCCTCAGTGGAATTCAATGAGGGAGCCAGACTGGCCACATATCGTTTGGGGGACTTTGGTGCGGAACGTGTTACCCCACAGTCTTTGGACCAGACAGCTCTGCATGAGCTGCTTCATGTCTTTTTGCATGACCTTATTACTGCGGCCCAAGACCCTCGGTCATCTCCAGAGCAACTGGAATCTGAGGAACATCGCGTGGTGAATTTGCTAGAAAAAATACTTTTTAAGGATTCCCATGGGCAACCATAATCAGACTTGCACTGACACTGAATTTATACAGTTATGGGGTCAACATCAGTCTGCTGCAAGAATAGCTGAACACCTTGATATTGCAATTAGAGCTGTCCATTTGCGCAGAAGGTGGATTGAAAAACAATACAACCTGACCCTTAATGCAAAAGACCATAGAGGTGCTTATTACGACAAAAACAGACCCAAATCATTTTCTCCATTAAAACAAATAGAACTTGGCATCCTAGATGGTACTGTGATTGTTTTCTCTGATGCCCACTTTATACCTGGTCAAAGGTCCACGGCCTTTAAAGGTCTTTTGTGGGCCATTCAAGAATTCAAGCCAAAGGCCATCATCTGCAATGGGGATGCATTTGATGGCTCAACCATAAGCCGCCATGACATTACTGACCAGCCCCAGATTTCAGTCATTCAAGAGCTAAAAGCTACGCAAGGTGCGTTGGGTGAGATCGAGGAAGTGGCCAAAGCAGCCAGGCACAATGTAAAGCTACTCTTTACATGGGGAAACCATGACATTCGGTTTGGCAACAGACTGGTCCAACACGCCCCACAATTCAAAGAGGTCAAAGGCTTTAAGTTAACTGACCACATTACAGAGTGGGACTTCTGCTGGGCAGTGTGGCCCACTGAGCAGTGCATTATCAAACACCGATACAAGGGCGGTGTCCATGCCACCCACAACAATACTGTGAATGCTGGGGTCTCGGTGGTGACTGGCCATCTGCACAGTCTAAAGGTCACGCCATTTAACGACTACAACGGGGTGCGCTATGGAGTGGATACCGGAACATTGGCCGAGACTGATGGGCCACAATTCACCTATGCCGAGATAAACCCTGCCAATCACAGATCAGGCTTTGCGGTGCTGAACTTCTTTAATGGCCAGTTATTGTGGCCAGAACTGGTCCACAAGTTTGACGAGGACATGGTCCAGTTTAGGGGTGAGGTCATCGATGTAGGTCAATTTTGAGCGCCTGGCTAATCATCCTGACTGGCGCGATCTATGCCTACATTGCTGTGGAGCAGCTGCTTAAAGGAAACCCGTATATGGCGGTGGTATATGCCGGATATGCTTTTTCAAATGTGGGGCTGTACTTGATGGCCAAGTAAGCTCCATTTAAGGCAAAATTACCCTATGGCCAGTCAGACACAACAAATTGAGAATCCAGCCCCTCCAACCCTTGGTTATCCGACCGAGGTGTATGAGCGCAGGCATTTCAATGAGAACAATGGCTCTTTGAATATTTACTTCAAGAAACTCTCAACTGTGCTGGGGTCTTTGTTTGGACCAAGAGGCGGTCGGTTTATGAATAACCCCCATGGGGCTTTTCAAGACTCGACTGACCAAGTGGCTGCCAACACCACCACGGCCTATGCGGTCACATTCAACACCACAGACTTTAGCAATGGCGTGACTATTGCCAGTGGATCAAGAATCACTGTGGCTGATGCCGGAATATGGAACTTGCAGTTTTCCATTCAGTTTACAAACACGACAAATTTGTCTCAGGATGTGGATGTCTGGTTTCGGGTCAATGGCACAAATGTGGCCAATTCAAACAGTCGATTTGGTTTGGCCCCAAGAAAATCGGCCGGTGACCCATTCCATCTCATCATGGCTTTGAATTATTTTGTGAGCTTAAATGCAACCAACTATGTTGAGATAATGTGGAGGCCAACCGATACGGGGGTTTCAATTGAGCAGTACCCTGCTGGAACAAGCCCGACACGGCCAGCAGTGCCATCAGCCATTGTCACAATGAGCTTTGTCTCCAACATTACATAATTGTCATCATGTATATACCAATCAAATTACCGCCAGGGGTTTACAGAAACGGCACTGAATATCAGGCAGCTGGTCGCTGGTATGACGCTAACCTTGTCCGGTGGTACGAAAACACATTGAGACCTATCAATGGATGGCGCACCAGATCAAGCAGCCAGATGACTGGCTCATGCCGAGGCATCATCACTTGGCGCGATAACAGTGGCAATCGATACATTGGCGCTGGTACGCATTCCAAGCTCTATGCCATGAATGAGGCGGGAACACTCAAAGACATTACGCCAACGGGCTTCACTAGTGGCTATGCCAACTCCACGACCCTGACGGGCTATGGATACAGCACTTATGGCACATTTGCCTATGGCATTGCAAGGCCAGACACTGGCACACCAATCCCTGCCACCACCTGGTCACTCGATACATGGGGCGAGTATTTGATTGCTTGCTCTAGCACTGATGGCAAGATTTACGAGTGGCAATTGGGTTTTTCAACGCCTACATTGGCCGCAGCAATCACCAATGCACCAGTCAACAACAAGGCGGTTTTAGTCACCCAAGAGCGCATTATCTTTGCCCTTGGCGCTGGTGGAAACCCACGCAAGGTGCAGTGGTGCGACCAAGAAAACAATACCCTTTGGACACCAGCTGGTGACAACCTTGCAGGCGACTATGACTTGGCAAGCCCTGGCACATTGATCGCTGGCAAGCGGGTCAAGGGTGTCAACCTACTGTTTACAGATGTGGATGTCCACACGGCCCAGTATGTTGGCGCTCCATTTGTCTATGGCTTTGAGAAGGCTGGCTCTGGCTGCGGTCTCATTTCGGCCCAGGCTGTGGCGGCCATTGATACGGCAGCCATTTGGATGTCACGCGCAGGCTTTTGGATATATGACGGCTATGTCAAGCCACTGCCAAGCGATGTGTCTGACTACATATTTGACAATATCAACTATGCGCAAGCCTCCAAGATTTATGCGGTCCATGTCAGCAAATTTGGCGAGATTTGGTGGTATTACCCAAGTGCAGCCAGTAATGAGAATGACAGCTATGTCACTTTCAACTACCGCGAAAACCACTGGAACATTGGCACGATGGCCAGACTTGCTGGTGTTGACGCTGGTGTGTTCACCTATCCTTTGATGGTGTCCAGCAACGGCTACATATACGAGCATGAAGTTGGCTTCAACTATGACAGCGCCAGCATTTATGCCGAGTCTGGCCCAGTGCAGATTGGCAATGGCGACAACATCATGTCTGTGCGCCAAGTTGTGCCAGATGAGCAGACATTGGGTGAGGCGGTGGTCTCATTCAAGACCCGAAACTACCCGACAGGGACTCAGTCCACATTTGGCCCATATACGGCAGCCAACCCAACTTCAGTGAGGTTTTCTGGTCGTCAGGTCAATATGAAGGTGACTGGCAATACTTTGGCTGACTGGCGCATTGGCACAATGAGACTGGATGCTGTCCCAGCTGGTAAGAGATGAGCGACCAAGAGCATTTGGAAAGGCTGCGCCAACACGTTGAGGCGGCATTAGAATACTCTGGAGGCACACATAATTTTGATGATATTGCCGAGATGGTGGAAAACCACAGATTACAGCTGTGGCCAGCCAAGGACTCGGTGGTATTGACAGAGATCATTGTCTATCCCAGGCTCAAGAATTTGCATTATTTTCTGGCTGGTGGCGACCTAGATGAACTCTCAAGGATGAGACCATTGATCGAATCCTGGGGCAAATCTGTTGGATGCACCAGGGTGACTTTGGCAGGCCGAAGGGGCTGGGCAAAGACATTTTTGAAAGACGAAGGTTACAGCCCACAATGGGCTGTGCTTGCAAAGGACTTATAGGGGAAAGACTATGGCAACAAGAGCAGAAGTATTAGCAGCGTATGCAGCCAATCCAAAGGCTGAATTAAGGCCCAATGAAGAGGCAATCCAATTTTGGATGAACAACGACCTTGGCCAATTCAATACATTGGTCGATCAGGTTCGTGCGGCTAATCCTACACTTGCAGCGCAGATTGATGCACAGAGGGCAACGACCACAGGCGGTGGCGGTGTTGTCACTGGCGGCAATGTTGTCACAGGTGGTGGCGGTGGCGGTGGTGGCGGTAATGTTGTCGACAATACTGCGCGCTATCGTCAACTGGTTTTGGATGCCTACGCAAACATTGGCCGCACAGGAATTGGCTCTAGGCCAAATCAAGCTGACCAGGCTGGTGTTGACTTCTGGACCAATGCATTGATCAATGGCACATTGACACCAGAAACATTTGGTGCTTCATTTAATAGGTCTGTTAACCAGTACATTGCTGAAAACCCTACTAATTTAATAACTCAAAATGTGAATGCTTACAGGCCATTTGCAAATACTGGCCTACTGACTCAGTCGCAAATGCAGCCCCAATCTATGGGCGCTCCAGCTATGCCTAACTACCAGCCAGCAAGTCTGGCTCAGAACTTCCAGAATTACATGGGCATCCCAATTGGTGCGCAATATAACCCTGCTGTGACTGCTGGGGGCGCATCACCTTATTCACAGATTCGGGCATTAAGCCCTCAGTTTGTGAACCCTTATGAGGGTGTTGTGGCCAATACCCAAATGGGTGGCTATAACCCAATGCTTTATGAAAATATCAGGGCGGCTAATGCAGCGGCGGCTGCGGCAGCGCCGGTAGCTTCTGTAAATGATGGCTTTACTGGCGGCATGGCCAAAGGTGGTTATGTCCATGGTGGCTTGATGTCTGGTCCAAACCCAGCAGGCCCAGATGATGGTGCTGTCAACCTTGATATTGGCGAATATGTCATCAAGAAATCTTCTGTCGATAAATACGGCAAAGGACTTTTGGACATGATCAATGAAGGCAAAGTGCCAGCCAAGAAAATGAAATCTTTACTCGG